CCTCGGTACCCGCCTATGGCCGTGTCATAGGACTTTCATTTTCTTGTCAAGGGTTCTGTCCCTTGGGGTAATTACTATGCATTACCCAAGCATATACCACCTATGCGGCGGTTGGTGTATTGTCATAGACATATACGACCGGTACGCTAATAAAATGAAATAGACTATAGTCCATTCCAATACCAACGTATTTTTCTATCAACATTGAAGTTGTAGTTTGTCCATTAGATGGGAATAGTGGCACTTCAAGTGCCATCCAATCCCTATCTTCTGAAACTCCTCCTCCTGAAGAGGTCGGTGCCAGAGCATACTCTGGTTTTGTACTCCTAAATAGAGTATAATTGTAATCAGGGATAGCTACATTTACACATGTATTATTCCCTGTATTAGTGATGGATGTGCCAGCTGTGGTATTCCTACTAGCAACTAGGAAAAATCTAGCATCGCCTGCACCTGTCTTAGTCGTCTGCGCAGCAGTCAACCGTTTCGTACCAGGAGGAGACAAGGTAGAAAATCTAGTTACACGTGCTATATTATTAACCGCTTTACCTTCACTGATATTGGATACGTTAAACGACCAGTTCATTGATCCTCTAACACCCAAGAAGCACATACTTATCCATGATGATGGATGTGTTGTAACAAAATTGAATGCTGCAGTCCCCGCCGTATTCGCCTTATTAGCCAACTGTATACCAGAAGGATCAAAACCATACGATACAGGATACTTCGTGTTGAAGTGCGTGATGTAAGCCAACTGACTTGAGGAAATAGTGGGTTCTACCCAAACTTCATTCAATGTATACCTACGCATAATTTGCCTAAGAGAAACGATACGTTCACCCATGGTGGTCAAATGTAGCGTATTATCAGTATTAGATTTGCAACCCATATCTTCTTCTAACGCTGGAGTTAGATTATATTCACCACTTTGTAAAACAAATGGCGAATAACCTAGCTCTATGCCTCTATAATTAGCAAATTCTAGATTGGGAGCTCCTTTTACGGATACGATAGTTTGAATCGTGGAGTCAGCAACTGGTGCTGTTAATTCATTTTGTAAACGAACAGTAAGTACGCCATTATGGACGTTTTGGATATATTCTGAAGGAAATGTGTCTGATCCTCCCACAACGGTGTACACATTTGGCCGTGTTTGGCAACGCAACCAAGGTGTGTTACTATTATAGGGAATAGTGATCTCTACAGAATCTTCCGTACCTAAATCTACAATCTTAGTTATAGCTGCTCCGACAGGGTTGGTATTTTGTACGATATTATTTGTAGTTTGTAAGATTGGTTCCCAGGCAATAATCACACGTCCTCGGTGGTATTGCGTTTTCACAAAATCAAATCTAACTACGATATCTCCCCGCCATTGTGTGAATAACTGAGCTATGTAAGCCATAGGTGTATGATAACATCTATAATGATTGGTTGATGATGTTCGCCTCACAAATTGAGGTGTGATAGCCATTCTATATAGCTGCTTATCTACCGCATCCGCAGTAGAAATAGGAAAACTCTGTAAGTAACTAGATCTTTGGACGAAGTGTGAGATATCTAATTCATCCGGTAGATTAACTCCCATAGGAGCTGCATCTACTGCTAGCTCATTCTTGGGATCGATAGTTAATTTCTCCAAAGGATAACCTATTTCGGTAGATGCTAAAGGCGGTAAAGGTAAATCACGCATCGGTCTAGCACTCTCTAATACAGGAGTGTTGGAAAATCCAAATATTGATGCAATACTACCTATAGCCTTAGCACCTATACTAGTCGCCGTAGCGAATCGTCCTAATACTGGAACCTTAGTCAATTTATCAGCAATACCGGCAACAGCCGACGCTACCGAACTGACCGCTCCCGTGTTTGTATATTCACCGCTTTGCATAGCCAGACCTAGAGTGGGTCCTTGGATATCCACATCTTCCATCCATGCATATGTTTGTACGGTAATACCTGTACCAGAAACTCCATTTGCGGAATCTAGTGGTGCTACTATATCATATGTTAATCTACCCAGTGCTGCTATTTCCGTGGAAGATCCTAACGGGCAATAGTGAGCCGGGTAAAGAAATGGTAACATGATTTGCGCTCCCTGCGAGTTAGCAGGATTCAATAAGATGTGAGGTCGTTGAGAACGTAACACTAATGTGTTCGAGTCTGTAGGTCCTTCATACGCAGCATTAAATGCGTGCATAGGATTATAGGATACCATCATCATACCATAATAAAACGGTGAAGCATTGATGACAAATTTCACATGTAGTGTGCCTTTAAACCAAGCATAATTATTTAACTTATTCTTAATGATTGGAGTGTCCAAAAAGAGAGTCCATGGGTCTAAAGTTTGTAGCACAGAAACTGGTGAGGCTTCGTTCCAAGTCGTACTATCTATACGAATAGGACGCTTGAGGAAATTAGCCAAAGTACCAACATCTATTCTATCACTTTCTGTGTATTCTGTCATCAAATACGGTGTGTCTACAGATACTGTATCTGTAAAAGTAGTCACTTCTTGTGACAAAGTTACGGAACTATTCTCCGTGGTCATTTGTACTGCTTGTTCTGCGAGTCATTGTAAAATGCCATAGTCAACTCAATCTAAGGCAAGTTTTTGGTACCGTTGATCCATCAACCTAGATCATCACTAAATAGTGACTTCGGGGAACGCCCTGGTGAATGTACGATAATCCACGCTACACCTATTTGTACCATTGTCAGTGTCAGTAACTATCATCGCAAACCATTTTGCTTTAGGGATGTGTGGTCAAACACCCCATACTACATTTAAGGAGTGTAGTCTCCTGCAACGTCTAAATAACGTTTCGATGATCGTTTATACGATCTTAAGCACGACTCCCATGTGGGTAAAGGAGGATTTATCCAATCTAATAAATCAGCCTTCTGTAAAGCAGTCATTATATCCTGCTTAGTCTTTTGGAATTTCTCCTTACCGTGCCAGAATGCCTCATTGAGTGCACTACTGCACACACTCACAGCATGCGCTTCCGGTGCCATATCCTTGCGTACAATACCAACTAATAAGCTAGATTCTACTGATTTCCATTCGAGTGGGGCTACAATAGCACCACACTCCGGATGATATCTAAAAGATCTTTTTAAGAAAGAAGCTTCTTCGATAGTCATAAATGGTCTGGATTCACTCTCTTTATCAGGCATTGTATACTCTACACCTATAGTAGCCATCACATCTGCTATGATAGTGTGATTAAACCACGTGCACTCCTTTGATACCCCCATGATATTATCATCGCCGTACGTATATAGGTTCACATAATCCTTAAATTTGTGAATCCTATTCTCTTTCTTATAAAAGAAAGCGTAACGCATATATAACGAATTAACCAAGCTGTTAACTATAACAGTTAAGGGATGACCGGATGGATTAGACCCTAGAAACATGAGTAAATCACCATTAAAATTGGTGAAAGCGAATGCTGTATCTTCAGCTACGCACCATATCTCATTAATATCTTCATCTTCCATACCGGCTTCATTTGCAAACTGAACAATAATCCAAAATGCATAAAGGATGAACGTGGAACCCATCTTTTTATCGAATTTACCGAAATCACCTGCTACTATACGATCCTCACCAAAGTGAGTCAAATACTTGTAAAGATGATCCCATTCAATAGATTGGGCTACAGTTCCTGCTCCCAACTCAAACAAGCGTCTATTACCTTGAGCCATTCTAATGAACCAGAGTAATCGTTGTCTGACTGCTATCGTCCAAGCCATAGGTCCACCTGAGAAAACTCTAACCTTTTCAGCTATGACCTTCTTTTCAGGTATTGCTTGGTCTTTTAGGTGGGCCATGAATATGGGTGACGCTCTCTCCTGCCGTGCATATGCTGCATTGATATTATCAATGGCATCCAACATCACAGGTAAGAGTTTCCACTTACCATCAGGCTGCATTTCCATAAATGCTCTTTTAGAGCAATTCATTGGGGCGCCTGCAGATGTATTTTTATTGAGAGCATCCACATATGCAACACCATCCGAACCATTGACAGCTACATCTACTGAGTAGAAATGGACATCATTCTTCCAACCTTCAGGTAGTTTGGATAACACTCCGTTCACATACTCCTTAGCACATATATCTAGAAGGTGGATATCCACTTCCCTATTAGGATTTAGCAAGTCTTTAAGTGCTAAACTGAATGGTTTCCAAGACTTAAGATTGGGTGCTTGATTAGTTGTAGCATAGCCCAAGGGTTCCAGGTGTGGTCGCAAAATCGAATCTACTACTTTAGAGCTAGTCTTGGCTCTGAAGCCAGGATCGCACCCAAATACCATCGCTGTACCCTTCTCAAAGTTGGTATGAGATTTAGTATGGACAGGTCCCACCTTCTGCTCATATGGACCCACTTTGAGATTAGTAATACCGGCCGTTATCTTAGAAAAAACGAAATGTCTATCCACGATATCACTTAACTCGGATGTGAACACTGTAGCTGCTACACTATGGGCGCTACCACCCCAGTGCATGCCGAGAACCATAACTCCGCCATTAACACGACCCAACAAAAGCGAGCCGCATTCTCCTGCTATGGTTGCTCTTTTGGGGGCTCCAGTATAACTCTTGATAATCTTATCATTAAAAGGAACAGGACCCATATATCTAACAGCATCCACCTCTAACGATTCCACTGAACCCTTGTGTGGTATGAGATACATACCTTTGGCAACACCTGAGAATATTTCCTTAGGCATCAACTTTGTCAGATCACGTCGCACCGGCAAATGGGTTATCTCAATAAGTGTTATATCGTTGCCAATATCTACATATCTAACAGATGTACCTGGAAATTTAATATCGCTATTGATATTATCACTACCCGATGGGTAGTTAATAGTGATCATAGCATCTGGTCTCCATGCGTGTGTATTAATAGCATATACTCTAGATTTGATACATACCGCGCGTGTCCAAATAACTTTCTCAGCATCACCACACTTAGATTCTAAATGGACTGTCACAAGACTAGATCGGACTTGAGAAGCTATATTATCCCATGATAATCCTGCCCATGACGCAGAAATATCTGATATACTGAACTTAACGTGCTTAGTGTCGTGATCACTCCACACATTCTCAAATTCTTTTTCATGAGCTACTGGATCCTTAACTAACTTTAACTGGGTATCATAAATAGTTTCTACTTCAGTTTGAATAACTGGCTTAGTTACCTTCTCTTCACTATCCTTAGAATTGATGAATTTACACATCAACCAGTAAGAAGCTAGAGCTATGGAGGCCCAACCTCCAACCTTAAGCAATAGGGGGTGTTGTTTCATTTGCTTATCGACAACTGTCTGGACAAACTTGCCTAAGCGCATATATCGATTAGGCATACACCATGCCAAAAATGGCATCATGTATTCCCTAAATTTACCCCAATACAACATCTGGGTGATGAACCAACAGCCAACATAGGATTCTATGAGAAAATTTATAGAATATTCCAACACGTTGGTAACTAGATAGGACCACCACCCCTTATAGGTTTTACGATAATTAGCAAAGTACGAGGAACACAAACCCTTATACTCATTCTTATTATCAACAACCGCATCAGCGTCATTAAGACAAACTAGTATGTACTTATTGTCGTTTGATATCCGAATTTTATCAGTATGAACCCATCTACGATCACACATACCTTTTATGCGAATGAATTGATGTGATTCATCGGTGGTATACGTTTCAGCTATGGTACACTTATCACAATAATGTGTCTCTAGATCACCCCCCACTTCAAAGTGGAGCATCTCTATGGCTACCAATGCTTGTAGACCTTGATATTTAACCCATTTAGAGCGAACAAAATATGCCCAAGCACCAAAACGAACTGTCGTTAATTCACCTACCGAAATAACTTTGACAGGTATATAATTATATCCTCTAGCTCGTTGCCAACGATACCATAATGTATCATATTTACCTGTAGATAGGATAGCAGCTCCAAGTAGAGCCTTGAGCCTAACATCATAAATCGTAAGTTTAGTATCCTTCTTGAGCAGATCTTGTACATCCTCCAACAGGGAATCATAGTAGGATTCCGATCGCTTAACATCCATGGCCTCAAGCAGTCGCTCTGACATGTCCTTGAGCTGTAACATAATATCTAGCTCGAAGCGATTAGCTGCCTGGGGAGTGATCACATCACAAGTGCATCGCAAGCGAAAGCATGTCTTACAAATTGGTGCATCCCTCATAACGAAACTAGCTGCCTTAGATCTATTCTGCGCATTGTAGTGCTTCTTTGCCATCTCACCATAGTGCTGTAGAAAATCATCTACATCTAGGAAAGTTTTGACTAATCTGAGGCCAGCTTTTTCTCTCGGGGCAGTTAAATCTGTACCATCTTGAGTGTTCATATTGTACACTTCCAAAACATGAATCTTCCAGATATTGAAATATCCTTCACTAAGTTCCGGTATTTTGGAAGAATCAACCATATTATCCTTAGAATATTCTTCTTTTAATTCAAGATTAACCACCAGAGGAAATCGTCGACGTGGAGCCAAATCATTGTTATAATAAGCAAATGTGTTTAGGTGCTCCACATTAGTTGATGCTGTAACTAATCTAGCTCGCAAAGGAACTCTACCTTTATCCTCTAATGCGGCTTGATTAGTCACATAAGCAACTGTGTTAACGATCTGCAAAGCCTCAGAAATTGTAGGATCTATACCTTGCACCTTGTTGGGTTTGTAAGCTGCAATATCATCCAACTGAATACACCATTTAGAAGTAGTGAAACCTGACCAAAACTCATCATTGGGATTTCTAACATACCTATAATCCTCAGTATGTGGTAAATCAAACATCTTCCCGTAATGATAAAATAACATCATATTAAAAGCACTCTTCATTCTTGATGATCCGCCAGCTACTAAGATACCAAAAGGTTCTATGCGAGACTTAGAAGCTTCATTGGATGACATTAAATCTGCTTTAAGAGATTCCAGTTGAGTTAGCGCTTTCCTGGCTAGAGCTTTCTCAGCTGCGTTATCAGCAGGTAATAATCTTACCAAATCTCTACCTGTTTCAATAGCCTGTTTAAGCTCATTCTCGTAAGTATAAACATCAAATTTCAGAGCTTCAGGATTGGCTAAATGCTTACTCCACATAATTAATTTCTCAGCTTGGGCAAACCACTTACTGATAGCGCCTGTTGAGTGAAATAGTGGACTAAGCGTACCTGTATTGTAACATTGTAGGCCCCGTTCGCACAAAAATACGATCGATTCTATACACAGGTAGAAGAAATCTGCTGATTTCCAAGCATTCTCTCGGTGAGCTACAGCACACATTCGCTTTAACATACTAGGTTGAATATTAATACCAATAGAATCAAATAGTGAATAACCCAATGTATATAACATAAAGCAATGCACCCGTTCAGCTATACCCGATTTCTTAAATTCCTTATAATTATCAATAACTGCTCGGATAGATTGCAGGCGCGTAGAGAAATCTTCCTCTTCTGCTTCTGATGTCTGTTGCTCAAATTCAAAGAAATGCTTAAAACCATCAAACATAATAGCTCTCATAACTGAAAATGTTAAGCTGCGTGTAGTGCGTGCTTTAGCAAATCCAGCTACTGCTACAGATAAATCTAACTTCGATGTTGATCGTCTCATCTGATAAAATAATATCATAATATCTTCAGCTAGTTTTGCATACATATCAAACGTATCATCACACAATTGTATCTTAATTCCTTCTAAAATGAGATTCTGTTGCTTAATAAAGACTTTGCAATCCCTGGTATAAGCTTGTTTAATCATATCATGCCAATATGCATCTTCTTTCTTAATCTCATTCTCGAGTTGGAGTTCGCAAGCCTTCATGAAGAGACTCGTTCCTCCAACTAGCTTAGCATGTTGTTTGATTTGCACACAATCACCTTGCTGATACCCATAATCAGATAAACGTGTATAGGCCCTCAGTGGTTTACCGTTAATAGAATACCAAAACTCAGTGGTCTTGAATCTGATAATAGGCAAAATTATTTCTAAATTTTTATTTATGGGAGCATACGTATACATATGTTGACCATTAGCCAGCGTAATACAAACTGGTGTATGATCAATATACAATGATGGTTCAGCTATGATGACAAAATCATCACAGCACATACCACTATCAACCAATTTAAATGAATCAGATACATGAACAAACAAATCGTCTAAAACAAGACGATAATCACACTCGTATGTAAGGTAAGCCCAGCCTAAATTACGAAAAATAGCAGAGCCAATATTTTCTCCTCGAAGGATCTCAAATTTGTGAACTCCTTCGGGTGTTATAAATTTACCAATATACACATCTTTAGTGACAATATCTATAACATCATCACTGCAACATATTTTTACTTTTTTAAATTTATTAATAAAACGCATATACATAGATTTTGTCGCGGAAGCCTGCTCGGTAATATTATTGTTCATATTGCAGGTTTGGTTTTCTGATAAGTTTAATAACATTCAAGGTTAAGTATTTTACTGATACCAAACAGGTTCTCGTGTTTATTTTTCGGTCCCGACGGACCCAAAAGCCATATCATGGCGTAGATGTCTAATCCATCAGTCGTATTCATGTTCAATTCTTATCTCATTGCTCACCATCCTTTGTGTCGAGGACGAAATCGCCCTAACGCAAGAAACTGCCTGACCGCGAAGTTACAGTTTCCAGGATAGGTATCAATGCACTAATCTGAATCAACTTTTCCGTTTGTAGGTTGCTAAGTGTCCTGTCTGAGTTTCAACTCCAAACAGCTTACAACGTACCTCTATGCCAGCCATAATTCTTTGGAACCAATATCACTTAATTATGTCTGGGTAGTTAGTACTAATCGCCGATAGAATCACTTAATCTACTCACGTACTGCGGAAATTCTCCTTAGTGCACTCCAAGATGTGGGCAGGTGCACGCCGAGAACAAATATTCCATGAATAAGGTCGCCGTTTCCAGGCGGGACGCAAGTGTAATTTCTTACACCCTCGTAATTCACCCTACTTATAAGTAGGTCACAAATTGCAAACACCTATGTAGCAGGTATTGTCTACAATCTAACAAAGAACATATAGGGGTGGTTAATTTTTATCCTAGTTAAACCAACTAGCGGTAAAGAAATCTACTCTTATAGATCTCGATGAGTTCACGAGTGTTGTCATAACAACAGTATGCAAGTCATACTGCTGCTCTTCCCCATTAGAAGAAGATAAAATGACTCACAAAACGTGACTTTCAAGATACTATAGTAAGGTGTTACCCTTACTATA